GTCCTAGGTAACGCTATCTATTTTCCCAATATGGAACATAACTTTTATCACTCCTCACCAGGAATATCATCATCAAATATAAGAAGGTTTGGTCAAAGTCAGCTACATGCTTTTGAAGAAGTAACTGAAACCACGCCAGCTATGAATTTCGGTACTGCTGCTCACTCACTTACTGTTGATGGAGAAGAGGCCTTTGTTAATGATGTTGTAACGCTTAGTGGATCTCCGTATACCAATGCTAATAAAGAACTTAAAAAAGAATACGAAGATAGAGGACTAACCGTTGTTACTGCAAAAGATAGGGAAACTATTTACGGTATGAAAGAGTCTTTGATTCCAGAAGGAGCAAAACATTTGTCAGCCGATGAGGGAGAGTTTCCTGGTGTCTTTAACACTCCATATGAAATAGCTATCTTTTGGTGGGAAAAGGATCTATTGCTAAAAGTTAAATCTGATGTGCTTAGACATCCTATCAACATACCTCATGAATCTAACTCAATAATTTTAGTTGATTATAAAACTACAACTGATTGTTCTGTTAGAGGCTTTACATCATCAATCAAAAAATATCAGTACGACTTACAGGCTGCTTGGTATAAACGTGGTTATGAACAAGCTGGTTTCAATGTAGTTGATTTTATTTTTGTAGCACAAGAAAAGAAAAAACCATATGCAAGTAAAATCTTCAAGATGAAACACGAAGATATGGAAGCTGGCTGGTTAAAACTTGAGCATTTGCTTGGCGAGTACAACGCTGTACTAAACGGACAAAAGGCTACAATTTATAACTCACCAAATATCGTAACTGTAGATTTAGGAGATAGGAAGTGAAGAAGGGCGATCCAGTCAATCACCCCCTACATTACCTATCAGGCGGTCTGGAATGTTTAGATGTAATTGAATCTATGCTTACGGCTGAAGAGTTTAAGGGCTACTGCAAAGGCAACGCAATTAAATATATTTGGCGGGAGGACCATAAAGGGGCAAACATTCAAGATCTAAAGAAATCAGTTTTCTACTTGAACCGTATCATTAATAAGCTGGAGAATATGTGAAGAAAAGCGCTGGTATGGACGTAAGAAACCAAGTCCATGAAATATTTAAAAAAGAAAAAATATATCCTAAATGGATAACTTATAAAAGAATATTAGAAATGGTTGATTCAGGAAAGATTGGTATTTATGAAGTAACAGTAATCGGTGAAGGCTTTGGCATCTCAAGAAATATTGTTAAGGCTAGATTAAAATATTTGAGGAATCTTAGTTTATCCGATATAGAGAGATCTTTAATATGAATGACTATGTGAGATACATAATTAAATATGACAAAAGAAAGAATGTTAAACAAGAAGAGATTTGGTATAACTTAAATAATGCTATGAACAGAATGACTGAGCTAGAAGAAAAAAATCCTGTTATGTATAAGTCAGTTTATGAGAATGGTTGGTCTACTAATAATAATTGGATAACCATGCAACTAAAAAGGGATAAAATTAAATGATAAACTATCCTGGTGGTTGGTTTGATGAAGAACAATTACCGAAACGATAATGAAACATAAACAGATATTAAAGTTAGTGGTTTATACAGATAAAGATATTATGACCGTTAACTTTGATGAACAGCTTGAGTTGATCCAAAAAGCTATGAAAGAACGCAAGTTTCATATTGAAATGATAAACCCAAAACCTCGAAAAACGTGATAACTTCGTTAAGGGTAAGGCCTAGGGTAGGTCAAGAAAACGTCACCAGCGAGCTTACATGAAGCCGTTTTTTTCTAAAATGCAAAAAAAAGGGGCATAAAGCCCCTTAAAACCCTGGCACTCCTAGAACGGAGGTTTCTCTCCAGGAGCTGCTGGTTTTAACTCTGAAGGTTCCATCTTTAAGATTTTAGTCTTTAATGAAGTAACTTCTTCTTTGTCTTCGTTGGTCCAGACATCTTCATATTGTCTAATACCAAGTCTAAGCTGTTTACCGATTAGGTCTTTAGCATAATCTGGTAACTTCTTAAAACCACAAACAATAGATAAGCGACTAAATATTTCGCTAGCTATTCTTTTTGAGTCTTTGTTAGTAGACCATAAATTATACCATTCATTATGATCTCGGTAATTACCGCCATCAATTTGAAAAGTTACCTTCTGCGTCCAGTTACCGCTTTTGGATTTATATTTCTCCGCAGCAATAATCTTGGCTTCGTACTCACCAGTCGGAGCAACTTCAGGACCTTTCGATTCCATCTTCTCCGAGTTTTCGAAAAAATCAACGTCTGCAAAATCTGACATTACGCACTCTCCTCTTTTTCAAGATTAATATTAAACCCTAACTTTTGAATTAGGGCAGTTAAGTTTGGTTCCTCAAAGGCTTCTAGCTTACCGCTACGATCTTTGGCTGTGTAGCCTTGACCTATCCTTGTTTGTAACCATCTAGCAGCTACGGGATTACCGTCATCATCTTGATCTTCGATAACACGCAAAGCTAAAACCTCATCAAAGAAATACGTAATTGCATCTCCTAGAGGCTTGCTAGCCATCTTAGGACCAAAGATAAATACACCATCATTATTCTCTTTACCTTCTTTGCAAAGGAATAATACGTGCATATCTAGATCCCGAAATGATCTCATTAAACTGGTAACGGCTTCACTTACGTTCTGATAAGCCATTCTACCGTCTTTGTTTCTGCCTTTCTCATGCACCAATAAGATCTCTGAAATCTCTGATACTGAGTCTAAACATACGCTATCGTAGTCTAATTCACCAGATTTAAGAGCAGCATATACTTCTCTCAAGTCATCATAATTAGAAACTTCAATGGCGGATACGTTGGGGGCATCTTTAATGGAAAGCAATCCAGCTTCCGCACTAATTACCAAAACCCTTCCAGGCATACTTTGTGTTGAAAAGGTTTTACCTGCACCAGCTTGACCATAAATAAGAAGCTTAGCTCCTTGTTGGTCCACCAGTTTATCAGGCGTTTTTATTTTATCTTTTAAGCTCATGATCTACCCTCCTATAGTTTGTGTAAAAATGAACTTGCTAATTATAACTCATGAAACTACAATATGTAAATCATATTATTTAGGAGATGTATATGAGTCAACAAACCGATAACACTTGGATAGCTAATTACTATTTTAGATCCAAGGCTATTGCCACAAAAAAACTAAAGGAGTTAAGTATTATGGGAGTACAACCAAAGCATAAAGAACGCAAAGTAGATCAATATACTTTGTCTGGTTATATTAAATTTTTAGGACATAAAAAAGCAGCTGAGGACTTCAATTGCTCAGAAGCATCTTGTAAATCCTGGAGGTATGGTTATAGGCAACCGTCTATTGAACAAGCTAAACAAATTATTAGAGCAACCGAGGGAAGGTTAGATTTCGAATCCATATACGGATCTATATCTGAAATTTTAGAAGACAAGGAATAACATGTTCCAACTCAATATTACCGAGGATGACTCGTCCTTGGATATTGCGCTGGCTTATTATGACGATGGATATAATGTAGTACCTTTACAAAGATCTAATAAAAAACCACCATCATTTTTAAAAGGCTGGGAACAATATAAGGAAACAAGACCCAGTAGGGAACTTGTAGAGTCTTGGTTTAAAGATAGAGATAACTTAGTTGTTGCATTAGTCTGTGGCAAATTTGTTGTCGTTGATGCTGACTCACCTGAAGCTATGGATTGGGTAGAAAAGAACTTACCTACCTGTCCTTATAAAGTTATTACGGGTAAGGGTATGCATTACTATTACAACAACCCTGAGAACTATACAACCTTTGCTACGCGTAGGACCAACGAAACACCTATAGAAAGATTAATTGATATCAGAGGTGTAGGTGGTCTTATTATTGCACCATATAACCGTCATGCTAGTGGTCAGGTATATAAACCTGTAACCATACCTGATTGGAAACTACACGATCATTCAGATCTACCAGACTTTACTGAAAAAGAATATCTGCAAATAACAGGCGTACCAAAAATTGAAAGTAGCAAACAAACAGCACCTTTCTCTTTGGATGGTGTTATGGAAGGTTCTAGAAACGATGGTGCTGCAAGAATAGCTGGGTACTTAATATCTAAGAATGTAAACCTAGAATTTGTAAGAGTATTTCTACAAAATTGGAATAAGAACAATAACCCACCATTACCGCAGGATGAAGTTGATTCCGTTGTAGATAATGTCAAAAGAACGCATGACCGTAAAAACCAGATAGCCCCTTTGTTTATTCAGTCAACTGAAAGCATACAACCGCCTAAAGATTTGTTTTCACCACCAGGACTACTAAAAACTATGTTTGACTTTTGTGAAGATATAGCTCAAGTACCACAACCAGAATTATCTTTAGTTGGATCCTTGGCTCTAGCTAGTGTTACCTGTGGAAGATTGTATAGAACCAACATGAATAACTTTTCTAGTATGTATTTTATGGGTGTTGCTAAATCAGGACAGGGTAAAGAAAACATTAAAACATTTGTAGAATCTGTACTAAATGCATCTGAGCATGAAAAGTTAGTTGTAGGTGATGGTTATACAT